ATAAGTTTTTGCAGGTGCGTAGCTAGAGGAAACCTTATGGTTAGTGTATTAGTCGAAGAATTCAATTCAGAGGTCAAAAAAATAAAAGAAAATTACGAGGTATAAAGAAAATATTTGTTTCAGAAGTAGAGTTTATGCTACACAAAAAGCAATTAAACAGAGTTATAAAAATACAAGAACTTAAATTAAAACTATTGGAAAAAGAAATAAAAATTAATAAAATAGATACAAGAATACAACTTACTGCCATGGCAGCAATATTAAAACCTTCCGAAATGAGTGATACTGATTTTGTTTTAAAAATAAATGAAAAAATGAGTGAGCTGTGGAGCGAGGAAGCTTTAATAAGACAAGGTGCAAAAATAAATCAAGAGCTTTTAGAAATTCAAAAAACATTAGATGAAATCGAAAAACAGGGAGATATGTAAAATGGCAGGAATCGAAAAATACTATGAGATAACAGAAGTTTATGCGTGGCAATGGGAAGGAAACGCTAATATAACAATAGAGGATATACCTGAAGAAATAAGAAACGAAGTCACTATGCTAAAGGTTGAACGTAGTATTAGTATAAAAACATCTTTTACAGAGGAATCAAATCAACTGTTTTTCAACTATAAAGGCTATCAATACAATTTATTCCCCGGTGACTTCTTAATTTTTGAATACGACGAATTTATAGACGGCTTTCATTTCATATGTGTAGAAAGGGGAAAAGATAGCTTAAAAAAATACAAAAAATGTAACAGTATTCTGTTTTTGCTTTCGTCAAAAGCTTTAGATAGTTTAAATCCTAAAGACGCAATAGAAGCAAGCACAATAAATTTTTTCAATGAATCTTGTCAGGCGTTAGGAATTTTAGTAGATTTAAATAAAAAGCGTTTAGCGACCTGCAAAAAATGCGGAAAAACGAATAAAGAATGTTTTCCGACGACAATAGAAGAATATGATATGTACATAGAAATGCTTTGCGAAAATTGCCTGACAGAAATATTAAACAAGAAAATAACTGCCATTAAACCTAAAAAAATAGAATAACACGAAAGGAAACATAATGAATCCGATACCCAAAACGAAAATCATACGACTTAAAGGGCAGAAGTTAGCAAAGCTAAATGAAAGGATACACCAGCGCGACCAGCATAAATGTATTTACTGCGGTGATCGGGTAGACCCCGGCGAAAAGTTTCATCACGAACACAACGGGATAAAAAGCGACCAAATAGAATACGGCGTATTGCTATGCATGGACTGCCACACAGAACGTCACCACGGTAAAAAGTGCAATGATGTAAAAGAATACTGCCGGAAGTATTTAATAAATCTATATGGCGAATCAATTTACAGTAAATAAAAAAGCAGAGGTTTTAACCTCTGCTTTTTTATTTACTGTAATTTAATAAAAGATGGTAGGACTGTTATTTCTTCGTTGACTTCTGTAAGCCGCAGCACAGCAAACGGTGCGCCGTTGGTATACCGCTTATGAATATGTACCGAAACAATGCGGCTATCTGTATCAAATGCCAAGCCCTCGGCTGCGTCTGTGATGTTTTTAAAAAGGTTATCGCAGTCCGGCTTGACTTTTGGAAATTCTGCGCCGACATCAACAGCGGCTTTAAACTTCTTACTTTTTGACGCAGGGACAGGTAAAAAAATATATACCTCACAAAACAAGGCGACATCCTTAAAAAAGATACCTGACTTTTGAACGGCTTGTTTAATACAGTATTCGCATTGCTGGCGGTAGTAAACGGAAGCGTCCTTGTAGTATGCTATAGCATGTGGCAAGGGAACACCATTTTTGCCCCGTGTGGCGATTTTAGGGCGGCTTTGAGGAATTGCTTCACCGTCGATAAAAACGGTTAACTGCCGGGCGTCAGGCGCGATATTCAGGGTATATAATGCGTTATCAATATTCATACTTAAACCTCTTTACTTTCCAAAAAAGCCTTACTAGTAGGGTTTATTTCGCATTCAGTCAATAAAAACTGCTCCATGCTTACCCCGAATAACTGCGCTAGCTTATACACGTTGAGCGCATTCGTTTTTAAGATTGAACGGTCAGGAGATGAACTAAAAGCATTAAGCGTTTTAAGCGGGATACCTGTTATCTCTGCAACAAAGCGACGGGACATTTTAAAAATGTTGCGGTAATATTCCACTGCGCTTTTAGCGTGGGTTATCGAATCATTTTCGATAAGCAGAGTTTTTTGAGTGATTAAAACTCTATCCATAAAGTTATCGTCAGTCAGCTCAATCCTGCGCCCTTCAACTACAAGAATAATATTATATTCGTTATCGTCAAGAATATTTACTGTAGTCTTATAAGACCAAAAGCCTATTTTTTGAGTTATGAAATTTAAAATACAATCAATAGGCAAAAACAACGTATATTCGACTTCATCTACAAAAGTAATAGCCTGCCGCCTATCAGGAAAGTTATAGACTTGATATCTTGGCGAGCCTGTTTCGTAACTGCTTATGATTACTGTTTTTCCAACGCCATAATCTATTAAATGCGCTATATCAGGCAGATAGTCGGGATTGTTGTATCCGTAAATAACGTGTGATATAGAAGGATATCCGATAACGACGCGCTTACACTCGTATTTGTCGAAAAAGTCAAGAATACTACTACAGGGAAGGTTAAAGCCCTCAATTAATTCAGCTTCTGTATAAGATTTTTGTGTCATAGTAGCTCCCCCTAATGATTTTATATTATTGTACCACGTAAACATGATAAATTATAGTTTTTTAAAAGATTGTGCTATAATGAAAACAAAAAAGGGGGGCGTAACATGGCTAGTCCAAAACGCAAACGTTCTGCCGTTGTTCGTATAGCTGGTGAAAAACGGGTAGCGAACGACCGTGAAAAAAAGTTTGCAAGAGAATATTTAAAATGCTTTAATTTTTATAAAGCCGCAAAAGCCGCAGGCTTTGCAGAAACAACAGCCCGGCGCACGGCATACATGATTTTTTCCCGCCCGTGGGTGCAGGAGTATGTAGAAGAACTTCGAGCAAAATACGAATTAGACGACATTGCAGAAGTCAAAGAAGTAATCCGCAGCTACACAGACCAAATGCGGGGCAAGGTCAAAGAAACAATAGAATACAAAAAGTACGTTTTAAAAAAGAATCAAGAAACAGGGCAAATGGAAAAGATATATACCGACGGCTATATCATGGAAAACACGCTTATAAAAGCAGGTAGCGAGAATATGGGTAAATATCATAAGTTATTTGGAGAAAACTCTCTAGCTATAGCTTTAGCCCCGACAATCGTCGCTGATGTACCAGCCGAGCAGCAAGCAGAAGAAAGTGAATTACCGACGTACGACGACGCGCTAAAAGCAGCGCAAAACTTTGAAGATTTAGCGAAAAAGATAAATGACCCCGCCAAAAATTAATTTAACTGACTGTATCGGCAAAGCTTTCTACAAAGTTTATCATCAGGTGATGAATCACGAATTTACGCATTATTGGTTTAGTGGCGGACGTGGTTCGTTGAAATCGTCGGCTATAAGTATATTTATCATCATGCTTATGATAATAGACCCAACTATAAATGTTATCGTTTTCCGCAAAGTTGGATTAACGATAAAAACAACAGTTTATGAACAAATAGCATGGGCTATAGAAAAGCTGGGGCTAAATGATTTTTTCATAGCTAGAGTGTCGCCGCCGTCGTTTATCTACAAAAAAACCGGGCAGAAAATATTGTTTTGGGGATTGGACGACCCCACAAAACGCAAGTCCGTAAAAGTAAAAAAAGGTTACTATGCTATCACATGGTTTGAGGAATTAGAAGAATTTTCAGGTATCGAAGAAATAGAAAAGGTATTGCAATCAGTATTGCGTGGCGGTGAACGTTTTTGGTGTTTTTACTCCTACAATCCGCCTGCGTCTATGCAAAGCTGGGTAAACAATGAAGCTTTAAAAACTCGCCCTGATAAACTGTTACACAAAAGCAACTACCTGCAAGCTCCGCCAGAATGGTTAGGTAAACAGTTTATTTACGAGGCGTCTGTTATGGCAGTATATCAGCCCCGCAGGTTTAGACATGAGTATTTAGGTGAAGTCACAGGAACGGGCGGCGAGATATTCACAAACTTAAAACTGCGACCAATCACGAATGAAGAAATATCGCATTTCGATAATATTAAGCGTGGGCTTGATTTAGGCGTATCAATCGACCCTATGGCGTATATGACTATGCACCTAGATACGGCAGCACGCAAGCTATATATTTTCAATGAATACTATGCCCGTGGCTGCCCTAGCTGGACGTTAGCAGAACAGATCAAAAAAGAAAATCCACGCAACAGGCTTATAGTAAGCGACATCCAGCACGAAACATTAATGAGCCTAAAAAGCTATGGGATTAATGTTATTCCGGCTAAAAAGGGGCAAGGCTCGAGAGAATGGGGCTATAAATACTTAACAGATGATTTGTTAGAAATCGTTATAGACCCTATGCGCTGCCCGAATGCAGCGCGAGAATTCGCCCAATATGAGCTAAAAAAAGATAGAAATGGTAACTATATCGCTAATTATCCCGACGGCAACGACCATACAATAGACGCCGTTAGATATGCATTAGAAAACAGCCACCCGCCAATGAAAGTAAAACGCAGATAAATAGGGGGAAAAGAAATGAACAACAGCAAAAACGCGCAGAAACGTATCCGACAGAAAGCACTGAACACTGCCCGAAAAAATAGCGGCAACGAAAATCAGGCTTTCAACAACAAAGAACGAATCAGAAAAGACCCGAGATTGAAAGCATTAAACCTTATTAACCAGGTAGAAGGTGCGCCAAGAGTGCCGACCCTTGCCGACATTAAAACAATGTACGGTGCGCCAGCTACGCTAGCAGAGGTAGACGCAGATACCAAAAAAGCAAATGACGCTGCTATAGGTCAATGTCATTCATTGCTACATCATGCTATCTCTATAATGGGCATGAGTGCATACCCGCAATTTTTAGGCTACGGTTATTTAACAGGGCTTGCGCAAAACGGGCTTATTCGGGCAGGCTGTGAGATGATTGCTGATGAAATGGTAGAAAAGGGTATAACGCTAACAACAAAGGGCGACAATGACCCTGATACCGATAAACAGGCAAAGCTGGACAGACTTAACGAATTAATAACCAAGATAAACCTGCTGCCGACACTACGCAAAGCGGTAAGTATCAGTAAGTATTATGGCGGTAGTTTAGTATACATGGACTTCGACGGAATCGACACCGCCAGTGAAAACCTGCTAAATCCATTAATTTTAACGAAGAACGAATTACAAGGTAAAAAACTGCGGCGTTTGAAAGTTATAGAGCCGTATAACCTTTCCCCCGGTCAATACAACGCAGCAGACCCGCTGCAAGAATATTACTTCAAGCCACGATATTGGTTTGTTATGGGCAAAGCGGTAGACGCAAGCCGCTTCCTGCCGCCAGTGCAAGAAAACGAACTGCCGACGATTTTACGCCCGGCATATAACTTTTTCGGAATCCCGCTTGCACAGATTGTACTAGACGCCGTGGCGCACTTTACAGAGTGCCGAGAAGCAGAAGTACGGTTATTAACTAAATTTAGTTTAACGGTGTTCAAAACGAATCTTAACGAGCAGCTTTTTTCTGGCGGTGACTGGTCGCAAATCGATAACCGTGTAAATAACTTCGTACAGTATCGAAGTAATGACGGCGTTATGTTGATAGATAAAGAATCAGAAGATATTGATATTAAATCAACGTCGTTAGCTGGTGTAAAGGATATAGTAAGTCAGGCTATGGAGATTGTAGCGGCTTACTTCAATGAGCCTGTAACAAAAATGTGGGGTTTAACGCCTTCAGGATTTAATACAGGTGAAAGCGATTTAAATAACCACTATGACCACATAGCAAGCCAGCAAGAAAAGCAACTGCGTGACCAAATAGAATACGTCTTAAAGGTGCTTCAAATGCAGGAATGGGGCGAAATAGATAACGAGATTACTTTTACCTTCAATCCATTATCAG